ACGTGTGCTCGGCCTTTGTCTTCGTGTCGCCGGCCGGGATGAACCAACGCCCCGCGTCGAGGTTGACGTTGCGCCAGCGCGCCAGCCGGGTCTCGCCCAGCCGGGAGCCGTGACACAGCATCATCAGGGCCAGCATGCAGCCCGCCGGCTCCACCTCAAAGCGTTCGGCCACCACCGCCAGCAGGCCCGGCACATCGTCACCGCGCAGGCGGGCAGGCTTGGGCCTGATCCGCGTCCGCACGAAGTCGGTGAACTTCAGCGAGGCCATGGGGTTGATCGGCAGCAGGTCCAGGCGCAGGGCCTGGCGGAAAGCCGCCGAAAGCACGCCGTAGACCGAGCGCACGAACGACAAGGCATAGCGCTCCTGCAGCGGCCACATCAGTCGCTGGTCAATTGCCTGCTTGTTGGCTTCGGCCAGCAGCAGGTCGCCCAGGCGCGGCGCCAGGTGGCGATCCAGCGCGGACTTGGCGCTGGCCTTGCGCTTGGCCGACAGCCCCTTGTCGCGGTTCATCCGGTCGCGGTACCAGGCGAGAACATCACCCACGGTGACCCAGTTGGTGGTGGTGGACTTCGCGCTAGCATCGACGGCTCGGCGCGCCAGGATCTCCGGCAGAGTGGTCAGCATCGTCTTGGTACTGATCCCCGGATAATCGCCGGCCTTGCCCCAGCGCCCGCGCACCACGACGTGCCAAGCGCCGCGGCTACGGTCCACGGTCGAGAAGCGGAACCGCAGCTCCCGGTGCCGGGTGTCGCGCAGCTGGAAGACGTTGCCGGCGGCCTGCCGGCGGATCTCCGCATCGCTGAGGGTGACAGTCAGGGTCTTAGAATCGCTCATTGCTACCCCCTTTGTAGCGCTGGGCGTAACTGCTGCGGCCGGCCTCGACCTCGTCGTCGCTGGGCAGCGAGCCGGAGAAGTCGGCAAAACGACCATACTGGCCTTCCTGCTGGACGATGCAGCTGCCCACCCGGGCGTGACGGCACTTGGTCATCAGGATTTCGGTGAGCCCGTTCTGGCCCTCTTCCGTGTCCATGTCACGGTGCACCATCAGGATGCAGCTGGCGTCAGCCTCGATCTCGCCGGAGTCGCGCAAATCGCTGGACTGGGGCTTCTTGCCTGGGCGCTTGGTCGAGTCGCGGTTCAGCTGGGCCAGTTCAATAACCGGGATACCCATTTCCTTGGCCAGCTGGAGCAGGGCCTTGCTGATCTTGCCCACTTCCTCGGTGCGAGAACGGCCGCCGCGCTCAAGGCGAACCAGAGTCAGGTAATCGACAACTATCCCGGCCAGGCCATGCTCGCGCTGGCACTGCCGTGCAGTGGCGCGAATGGTGGCCGGGGTCTGCACTGGGTCGTCGCAGACAAAGAGAGGGGCATCCAGCGCCTGGGCCACCGCTCCGCCCATGCGCGCCCAATCGTCATCGCCCATCTTGGCGGGGTTATCCAGCTTATGCAGCGCAACCCCACCCAGCGAAGCGATGGCGCGAAGCCCCAGTTCTTCACCCGGCATTTCGATGGAGAACACCAACCACGGCTTCCGCACCTTGACGGCGTTGTGCTGGGCGATCTGCAGGGCCAGGGTGGTTTTGCCGCTACCCGGCAGCCCAGCAATCACGGTTACTTTCTTCGGGCGGATGCCCTGGACCAGTTCATCCAGATCCCCCAGGCCCGTGGCCGGCCAAGCCGGGGCATTGCCATTCAGCTTGTCATCCACCATCTGGGCCGCGTCCCCCATCCAAGCGTCAAGGCGCTTAAAACCCTTGGTTTCGCCGTCGAGATCTCGAAGATCAGCCATAGCCTGCTGGGCTGCAGCGATGACCTCGCCCGTGGGGACGCCAGCCTGCACCATCTCTTGTGCCCCGCCCGCCACGTCCAGAATGCGGCGGATCACGCCCCACTCCTTGACGTGCTTGGCGTAGGCCTTCCAGTTGGCCAGCGAGGGAACCTTGCTGGCCAGTTCAGCGGCATAGGCCATGACGTTGTCGCCACCCGGGAGCAGGCGCTTAACCGCACCCAAGGTCACCGGGTCGATGGGCATAGCTTGATCGCGGCACTCCAGCATGGCCTCGAACAAGGCCGCATTGTCGGCGTGGTAGAAGTCGGCCGAAGTCATCTGCCCAAGCATGTCCTCGACCAGGCCTGCGTTCTGCTGCAGCGAAGCATGAATGACCGCGCCAAGCACACCGTGCTCGGCCTCGTCGCTGTAGAGCGCCCTCATGCCGCCGCCCTCATAGAGGCCCAAGTGAAACCAACCTGCTGACCACCGTTCTGCCGCAGGCGGTCGAGGGCACGATCACCAATGTAGGACTTGAGGCCCTCGGCATTCAGGTTGCTGATCACCACGGTCGGCAGTACCGCCTGGTACCGGCGGTCGATGATGCCGTGCAGCAAGCCCAACTCGTACTCGCTGCCCTTCTGGGCGCCGACCTCGTCGATCACCAGTAGATCCAGGCTGCCAAGGTGGACCGCTACATCGCGATCGGTGTAGCCCGAGCCTGGCACCATCGAGGCGCGGGCGATACTCGCGATGTCCCCGGCCGGGATGATCAGCGCACGGCATTGATCGGCCACCACCGTGCGGACGATCGCGCTGGCCAGGTGAGTCTTACCGCAACCGACGTTGCCGGTCAGCAGCAGGGAGCGGCCCGCCCGGAAGTTGGCCGGGAACTGCTCGGCATAGGCCTGGCACTTGGCCAGAGCCCTGTGCTGCGGCTCCGTCTCGGCGCGGTAGCTGTCGAAGGTGGCGCCAGCAAAGCGCGGGGTGATCCCCGCAGCGATCAGTGCTTCGCTGGCTTTCTCGACCTTGTGCTGGGCAGTGGCCAGGGCTCGTTCTACCGAGTCGCGGGGGCTGGTATGCAAGGCCTCCCAAGCGCAGCGCTTGCAGCCACGCGCCAGCATCGAGCCGTCCAGCTGCTCGACTTCGCTCATATCGACGCGACCATGCACCGGGCACTCGCCGGAGAAGATGCGCTTGGCCGGGGTACGGTGGAACAGATCAGAAATTTGGGCGGCCATCGTGGCTCTCCTGGTACATGTCATCGGTGTGCTGCGGAAGGTTGTTGAATGAGCTGCCCTGGGCAGCTGCGCCAGCTGGTTGCAAAACGTCGTGCCAGCGCTCGCCGTTGAGCCAGGTGGCTGCGTTCGGGATGAACCGCCCCCCTTCCTTGGTCCAATCCCGGGAAACGCAATGCTTGGCCAGGGAGCCAATCAGGACAGCCTGAAGCTCAGCGTCCGGATCGAGTTTTTCCCAAGCCTTGAGTGCGTCCTTGCGGCTTTTCTTCTTCGGGTACAGCTTCCAGAACTGCTCGAATGCAGCCGCTTTTTCAGTCCCCGATGCACGTAAGTCTTTAACCCTCTTTGTATTACTCATAGGTGTATTACTCCCCTGCGTGTTTTTCGAAGGGGGTTCATCGCCTTTTCCGAAGGGGTTCACAGCGTTTTCCGAAGGGGTCTTCGGTTTATCGAAGGGGTTGGAGATCCGGATGCGGCGCTCGATTACGCGCTTCCCTTCGCGGATCTGCTCAACCTTGATCAGGCCACGCTCGGCCAACCCGCTGATGATCTCGGACACCCGAGATACCGACAGCCCGAAGAACACGGCGAAGTGCGCGTTGGTGGCGTAACAGCCGCGCACGTCATCCTCGAGGCTGCTGATTTCCACCAGCATCACCTTCTCGTTTGTCGAAAGGGAGTGGTCCAGCCAGAGAGAGGCTGGAATCCAAACGCCCTGAAACTTTCGTGGGGTACGCTCCTGGCTCACAGATCAAGCTCCTCGGTGACGCGGCGCACGAAGGCGTCGTAGCTCTCGGCCATCTCGAATCCGTTGTCTTCCATCGCTTGGCGCCCGGCCTTGGCCAGTTCGTAGATTGTCCAGCGCTCGCGCTCTGGAAAGCCCTTGAACTGGGTGTAGGTTGGCCAGGGTCCATTGATGATCGTTGCGCCAGCACGCTGCGGGAGCGCCTGGGCGGGGTTCGGCACTTTGGTCATTGAAGAGTCTCCGATGAGGAACCAGAGATGGCCGGCAGGGATGCCTCCACATCCTTTACAGCGCCGCCAGCAAGCCGGGATATCAGCAAGCTGAATGCGTTTAAGGCATCTACCGAGTGCGCTCGAGCAAGACCCAGCTCAACCAACTGCGGGCAATTCCCACGGATCTCCTCGCTCACACGCCTGACGTAGTTGAACCCGGCCTGGGCGAGCTCAAGATCGCCCAGGCCCTTGAAGGCCGAAGTCGGGAGCGGTTTGATTGCGGGATCTCGCACGGGGATCAGCAGTTCTTTCAGCTCCTCGCCCGCCATAAGTCGGCGCCGCTGCTCCTCGAGATGGTCTGAGCAGACTTCTTGCACCGTGTGCCCAGTGCGGCGCCGGAAAAGCACCGCCAGAGCCATGCACGTCTCAACAAGGCCAACATAGTGGTCATCCAGTCGACTGATGCTGCCGCCCTCGTCCATCCACTCAACTGCGTCAGCAACCTTCTCGAAAAAGGCAAGCATCAGTGCGGCATCGCCGAATTGTTCGAAGTGCTCCTCGTTGATCACGTCAGGCTTCGCTGGAGCTGGGAAATTGATCACCTTGCTCATGGATGCACCTTCCCGGTCAGGCGGAACCTGCCATTGAAGTAGGGGTGGGTGGCCTGGGTGGCGTTGACCATCTCGCACTCGTCGACGAAGCGCTTGAACGCCGCGGTGACAAGGCTCTTCGTCCAGACCAGGTACTGCGAGCCTTTGGCGTCCTCGTGGCCATTACGGACCATGCCGGCGGAGTTGGGCTGATGCGGCCACTCCTTCAGCACGTAGTCCACGACCGAGCCCGACAACCCATGGCGCGCCAGCATCGTGGCCTTGATGCCGGTGAGCGACAGGCAGTTCTGCGGGCAGTGGTCCCACACCATCGTCTGGCTGAGCTCCTCCACCCGATGCTCGACGCGCTCCAGGGCCACCTGATGAGCAGCCTGCTGCCGCTCGATGGCGACTAGCTGGTTCGCACTGGCGGCGATCAGTTCGGCCTGGGTCATGGGGCGGCCCGCCTGGCGCTCAAGTTCCTGCCAGCGATCCACAATGGCGCCAGTGAATTCAGGGCTGAGCTGAGCGACTACAACTAGGCTGTCGCGCTTGCCCTTCTCCCCGGCAAACAAGTAGGTGGCCACGCCCTGGCCCAAGTGGTTCGAGACTTCCTGCATTGCAGGAAGTTGGATGACGCTACGAGCGGCGAGGCGCTGGATAGTGGTGCGAACATTGTCGTGTCGAGACCCGACCAAGTCAGCGATTTCTTGCGAGGACATGGTGAGCGCGTTGGTGGTGATCAGGTTCATGCCGCACCTCCCACGACCCGTGCATACTCAACACTGACCGCCGCCTCATCGACGGCCGTTCGTAGAGAGGACAGCGGGATACCACTCGCGTACGCCTCTCGCGCAAAATGGAAGAGCATCTGCACCACGACTAGCTCGGAGTAGACGGTCTGCGAGCCGGCACGCTGATTAACCTTCGCCATCAGCTGGTTGAATAGATCTTTGTTGCCGTCAAGGTCCGGCGTGGCTTTGGCGTCTTCATTCAGTACCTGGTGTTTCATCGGACACCTCCCGCGCCACATTTTGCAGCGGTAGGTTTTTGTGGCGCGGCGGGCTGCTGGGCTTCAAGGCTTCGAAGGTTTTCATCCATCTTCCGCGCCCACTCCTCGGCATTGGTCGCCCACTCCTCGGCTTGAGTGGCCCCGATGCCTGCTAAGCGACCTGCAGCGTCATGCTCGGACAGCAACTTGTTCACAGCCAAGAATATGGTCTTGAAGTCGATGAGCTTTTCCCGCAGCACCAGCAGGTCGTCGTAAGCTTCATCTGCGATGTTTTGGAGGGTCTTCATTGAGTACCCCCTGCTGCATTCATCATGTTCAAAAGGTGATCCTGCGCATCCTCAGCCAGCAGGCGAATGGATTCGTGCAGGGTTGCTTCATCGAAGCTGGAGAACTGAGGCTGCAAACCCTCCTGGGCTTCATCTTTGAAGCTGTCGTTCACCATGAGCAGATCGCTCAGGCCACTCATGCAGCGCAGTCGGGACATCACCTTGTCCCCCAAGTCACTGGTTGTCGTGCTCATTGAGTCACCTCCGCGCCACGAACTGGAGAGGTTGCGTTTTGTGACGCGAGGTCTTCGGCGTTGCGGACCGCAACAGCGACTGAGTCAAGCATCGTTTCGCACTGCATGGTCAAAACCCTGATCCCGTGAATTTCGCAGCCGTTATCTGGCGCATCGCTTACGAGGTTTCCGAGGAGGACATTCACGCTAGACAAGATTGAGCTTGCGGCCTCAATGGTGGTGTAGCAGCCGCTTCCTTGGTTGACCTGAAGCGACACTCCGGAGATCAAGAAGCCCTGGGTGCTACTCACAAGGTGTTGCGCCGTTGATTGCGCAGTGGTATTTTTTGGGTGCGCCATAGCGCCGTCTCCTATTCAAAGACGTTACGAAGTAACCACTCCTCCTACAGAGTGGCGTGAGAAACCCGCTTCCTACGGCGGGTTTTTTGTTGCCCGGAGAAAAGTTAGCCAGACAGCAAAAACAGGGATGCCGAGGCCGTCATGGAGAGGCCTGCGAGGTACTGGATGAATTCACAGCCACCACAGTGGAGCTGTGCGGAGTGGTAGTTAGGGGTATCGTTTGCGTCAAGGTAGGGAGCGCGCTTGCCAACAAAGCGACAATTTCAATGTGGGTGCCATTCGCCGCCGCCAGATCGCAGATCCGCTGAGCGTAAATGGTCTCTCCGGTGTATTCGGTCCGCGGCAGTCGCCCTGCAGTAAGCCACTTGTACACGGCGCGCGGGGACTTCTCGCAAGCTTGCGCTACCGCTACGACACCGCCTGCCGCATCAATGGCCTTTTTTAGGGACTGCATGTGGTCTCCGGCGAAAATATGAACCTTGAGTACATACTATGTCGGAACTGAAAGTACATGCAACCCCATGCAATATTGAACAGATGGTTCATATAGAAGAATTGCGCAGCGCATTCGCTGCCAGACTCAAGCAAGCACTGACCGCCCGAGACATTCCGTCCTGGGGCTCAGGGGCTCGCATCTCCAAAATGATTGGCGTCACCCCAAAGGCAGCTAGCAAGTGGCTGAACGGGGAGTCAATGCCAGGCGGCGCGAAAATGCTTGCATTAGCTACCGCGCTTAAGGTTCGGGTGGAATGGCTGGAATACGGCAAGGGCGGGATGACTGACGAAACGTCAGGCTTTGACGCTAACGTCGAGCCCACTCCGGGTCCTGTCAGATATTACGAATATCCGGAAATAAGCTGGGTTCAGGCTGGGATGCCAATGGAAGCTGTAGAGATCTCGAACGTCGCTTCGTGCGAGGTTCATCCATCGGACGCTTGGGCCGGACCAAATGGGTTTTGGCTCAAAGTAAAAGGCCCCTCAATGACCTCGCCAAACGGCATGTCATTCCCCGAGGGTATGGTGATCCTGGTGGCTCCAGGGTTCGACGTTGAGAGCAATCAATTTGTAGTGGCTAAGATGGTCGACACCAATGAGGCCACCTTCAAGCAGTTCATTTGGGATTCCGGTCGGGCCTTCCTTAAGCCCCTAAATCCATCGTTCCCAACCGTCGAAATGGATGGTGAGTGGGCGCTCGTA